GGATAGATGGCTCGGGCGAGTTGCCCGAGGGTGTACATTGTGTCGTTGATGTTGGTCATGGGTCAGCCCTCCATCGCCTTGATAACGTTTGCGTAGCGCTTGTCGTAAGCGCGGATAGACCCGACGTAGGTGTTAGGGTCGGCCGCTGAAGCGGCATGGACGCTGGCCACAAAGTCCTTGATCGCCGGCACGTCGGCGGCGTTGAGCGAGATGTTAAGGGCGGCGAACTCAACGCCTTGGCTCTGGCTCGACAGCACCGGGCCGAGCGTGGGGTGATCGGCGAGATAGACGCCCAAAGTCTGCCCATTGGGCAGGGTTGCATCAACTAAGCCCATGTTGTGATTGGCGGCCAGCTCGATCTTGGTGCCGCGAGCGGAGGTGATGGTCATCTTGGTCATGATCGGCTCCTTTGTCAGCCAGTTTGCGGCGGCCCGTTGGCCTACCGTGGGGATAGTATGCGCCGGTTTTCCGGCGCATGTCAACAGGTATTTTTGTGACGGGCGTCACAAAACACAAAACAACACGAGAGCGCGGTGCGCGAGATGGAGATGCAGCGATGATGACGCTATGAGCTGGGACAAGTCCTGCGTCCACCGACTCCGTGGCCGACGCTCGATGGAGCGAGCATCTCGGATCAAGGCAGCGGCGCACACAGGCAAACGCATCAACGGGCTGCGGCTGATCTTGTTCGCCATGGCGCGCTAGGACGTGCTGGCCGAGCATTTGCCGTGGCTGAAACTAGACGGGTGGGAGAACATTGGTGACAAGTAATTCGGCGAAGTTCCCGCCATACAAAGAGGCTCGGGTTTCAGACCTGATCCCGTATGCGCGCAACAGTCGGACGCACAGCGACGAGCAGGTTGCGCAGATTGCGGCCAGCATCAAGGAGTTCGGGTTCACCAACCCGGTGCTGGTTGACGGCGACAACGGCATCATCGCCGGGCACGGGCGCGTCCTGGCCGCCCGGAAGTTGGGCATGGACACTGTGCCGGTGGTTGAGCTGGCGCACTTGTCGGAGGCGCAGAAGCGGGCGTATGTCATCGCGGACAACAAGCTGGCGCTCAACGCCGGCTGGGATAACGACCTGCTCGCGCTGGAGTTTGCCGAACTGCAGGAGCTTGGCTTCGACCTGTCGCTGACCGGATTCTCGACGGATGAGATCGGCGCGCTGGCGCCGGTGCAGTTGACCGAGGGGCTGACCGACGAGGACGCTGTACCGGAGGCGCCCGCTGACCCTGTGACCAAGCCGGGCGACGTGTGGCTGCTGGGAGCGCACTTCGAATGCAGCGAGTGCAAAAAGCAGTTCAGCTATGCCGAGGGCCTGCCATTCGCAGAAGACGGGTGCCCCTGTGGCAAGGCTTAAGTTGAAGGTTCGCCACAGGCTGATGTGCGGGGACTCGACGAGCGTCGAATCCATCGACACCCTGATGGATGGCCAGCGCGCAGACCTGTGCTTCACCTCGCCGCCGTATGCGCAGCAGCGTGACTACGGCGCTGCCAAGGAGAAGGTCGGAGATTGGGACGCGCTGATGCAGGGCGTGTTCGCATGCATCCCCACCAAGGACGGGGCGCAAGTGCTGGTCAATCTCGGTCTGGTGCATCGCGACAGCGAATGGCAGCCATATTGGGACAACTGGGTCCAGTGGATGCGGGAAGCCGGCTGGCGCCGGTTCGGATGGTATGTGTGGGACCAGGGCCCCGGATTGCCCGGCGACTGGAACGGCCGGTTGGCGCCGTCGCACGAGTTCATTTTCCATTTCAACCGCGCACCGCGTAGAGCGAACAAGACGGTGGTCAGCAAGCACGGTGGCAAGGTCATCGGCGGCGGCGGTCTGCGCGGCAAGGACGGTGTGGTCCACAAGAAGACGGGGGCAGGCAAGGTGTCTGGAACGCACAGGATTCCTGACAGCGTGTTTCGTGTGATGCGCCACAAGGGCAAGGTCGACGGCGGGAAGCATCCCGCAGTTTTCCCCGTCGCGCTGGTCGAGGCCGTCATCGAAGCGTATGCCAAATCCGGCGATTTTCTATTCGAGCCCTTCACTGGCTCCGGGACGCAGATCATCGCGGCTGAGAAGACCGCCACAAACTGTTACGGGATGGAACTGGACCCGGCTTATTGCGACGTCGCTGTGCGGCGCTGGCAGAACTTCACCGGGAAGGACGCTGTCCTGGCGAGCACTGGCGAGTCATTCAACGAGATCGCCGAGCGGAGGGGCGCTGCATGAAGCGCATGCGACTGATCCAGAGGCATCGAGTTATGTGTGGGGACTCGACAAGCCAAGCGGACATGGAGGCTCTGGTGGCTGGGCAGGCCGTCGACATGTGGCTGACCGACCCGCCCTACAACGTGGCCTACGAGGGCGGCACGAAAGACAAGCTGACCATCATGAACGACCAGATGTCGGACGACGGATTCCGTGCGTTTCTTCGTGACGCCTATGTCACGGCGGACACTGTGATGAAGCCTGGGGCCGTGTTTTACATTTGGCACTCAGAGTTGGAGGGGTATAACTTCCGAGGCGCAGCCAAGGACGCGGGCTGGGAAGTTCGTCAGTGTCTGATCTGGAAGAAGTCCAGCATGGTGATGGGGCGTCAGGACTATCAATGGAAGCACGAGCCTTGCCTCTACGGATGGAAGGGCGGAGCCGGCCACCTTTGGGCGTCGGATCGGAAGCAGACGACCATCCTCGAGTTTGATCGCCCGTCCAGAAACGGCGAGCACCCGACCATGAAGCCGGTTGCGCTGTTCGAGTATCAGTTGCTCAACAACACGAAGGGCGGGGACATCGTCCTCGACAGCTTCGGGGGAAGCGGGACAACTCTAATCGCAGCCGAGAAAAACGGGCGCCATGCCCGCCTGATGGAGCTAGACCCCAAGTACTGCGACGTGATCGTTAAGCGGTGGCAGGAGTTCACCGGGAAACAGGCTGTGCTGGATGGCGATGGGAGAACATTCTCGGAGGTTGCTGGTGAGCGGCAGTAAATCCAAACAAGCCGGCCTGAAGAAGCCACACCACAAGCCGACATCCGAGTCGCGCGCGCAGGTCGAGGCGTTGGCCGGTTACGGTGTCCGGCAGGATGAGATCGCGATGTATCTGGACATCGACCCAAAGACGCTGCGCAGCCACTACAGGGAGCAGCTAGATAAGGGGGTGGTCAAAGCAAACGTGTCCGTTGCCCGGTCGCTGCACAAGCAGGCGGTCGATGGCAACGTGGCTGCTGCAATTTTCTGGCTGAAGTCGCGGGCTGGGTTCCGCGAGAAGCAGGAATTCGAGGTGTCTGGCCCAGGTGGCGAGCCGCTTGTGATGCCAACTGTCATCGAACTGGTTGGATTTGGGGAAGATGGCAAGGGCAAGAATTGAGTTGCCGCCCAAGCTGAAGCCGGTATTCCTCGGCCCGGCACGCTACCGGGTGGCGCACGGCGGGCGCGGCTCTGGTAAGACGCGCAGCTTCGCACTGATGACAGCGGTTCGCGCGTACCAGCATGGGGCGTCCGGTAAGTCCGGCGTGATCTTGTGCGGGCGTGAGTTTATGAATTCGCTGGAAGATTCCAGCATGGAAGAGGTCAAGCATGCGATCCGCGCCGTGCCTTGGCTTGATGCGTATTTCGACATCGGCGAGCGGTACATACGCACGAAGAACCGGCGCGTGCATTACGTGTTCGCGGGCCTTCGGCACAACCTGGACTCGCTGAAATCGAAATCCGGCATCTTGCTGGCATGGGTGGATGAAGCGGAAAACGTTTCGGAAGCGGCGTGGCGCAAGCTGATCCCGACGGTGCGAGAAACCGGGTCGGAAATCTGGGTGACGTATAACCCGGAACAGGAGGGATCGCCGACAGACGTGCGTTTCCGCAAGTCGCCACCTGATCGGGCGCGGGTTGTTGAGCTGAACTACCACGATAACCCGTGGTTTCCTCCCGAGCTGGAAGAGGAGCGCAAGAACGACGAGCGCCGGCTGGACGGCGCAACATACGAGCACATATGGAACGGCGCGTACCTGCAAAACAGCAGCGCGCAGGTATTCGCTGGCAAGTATCGCGTGGCCGAGTTCGATCCTGGCAAAGATTGGGATGGCCCATATCAGGGGCTGGACTGGGGCTTTGCGCAAGACCCTACGGTTGGCGTCCGGTGCTGGGTGCATGGCGACGCGCTGTATATCGAGCATGAAGCTGTGAAGGTCGGGCTTGAGCTTGACCACACCGCGCAATTCATCGGCAACAGGATTCCAGGATTTGCCGAGTACGTGACACGAGCAGACAACGCACGTCCTGAGTCGATCAGCTACGTGCGCCGGCATGGGATGCCGAAGGTGGCGGCGTGTGAAAAGGGAAAAGGCAGCGTCGAAGACGGCATTGCCCACATGCGCAGCTATCGGGAGATCGTAATTCACCCGCGCTGCGTTGAGACGATCAAGGAGTTTAGGTTGTACAGCTACAAGGTGGATCGACTGAGCGGCGACGTGCTGCCAGACATTGTGGATGCGTACAACCATTCGATTGATGCGATCCGATATGCCTTGGAGCCGCTGATGCGCAATCGGAAACAGCCAACAGCGGCTTTCGGAACATGGGGGCGAATCGGTGGCTGACTATCTTGAAACATCCGCCGACTACAAGGCGATGGCCCCGTACTGGGAGACTGTTAGCGACGTTCTCAGTGGCACGCGCGCGATGCGTGAGAATGGCCGTCGCTATCTTCCGCAGTTCCCGAATGAGTCTGACAAGAACTACGACTACAGGATCAAGAACGCGAAGTTCACGAACCTGTTTGCGGATATTTCCAGCGACCTCGCCAGTAAGCCGTTCGCAAAGGAAGTCGGGCTGATCGGCGATACCGTGCCAGAGCCTCTGCTGCGTGTGGTGGAAGATACGGACAGGCATGGCAATCACCTGCACGCATTCGCCTTTGCTACGTTCTCGGCAGCACTGAACTACGGCATCGACTGGATCATGGTGGACCATACCCGCCTGCCTGATGGCGCAACGCTGGCTGACGAGCGCCGCATAGGTGGCGGCCCGTACTGGGTGCGTGTGCCGGCGCAGTCGCTGCTGGCGGTGTATTCGGCGCAGGTGGATGGCGTTGAGCAGATCGTTTACGCGCGGATCAATGAAACCCGCATCGAACGGCGTGACGGAGAGGAAGTCACGGTCGAGCGCGTCCGCGTTCTGGTGCGTGATGAAGTGGACGGGGGCTACGCCACGGCCCGGTTCGAGGTGTACGAGCGCACCGGCAGGTCGTGGGAGCTTGTGGATGATGGAGCTATTTCGCTCGGCATCATCCCACTGGTTCCGCTGATCCTTGGGGATCGCAAGCAAGGCACATGGCAGGTCACGCCGCCGTTGCGCGACATCCTGGACTTGCAGATCGAACTGTTTCAGCAGGAAACGAACCTGAAGCTGGCAAAGGAGCTGACTGCGTTCCCGATGTTCACGGCGAACGGGATTGCGCCACCTGAGAGTGATGCGCCTGCGCCGATGGGGCCGTCCACGATCCTGTATGCCCCGATGAACGACCAGGGCCAGCACGGGCAGTGGGGCGTGCTGGAGATCGGCGCGCAGTCGTTGGACTTCTTGAGCCGTGAAATCGACAAGCTGGTAGCGATGATGCGCGAGCTTGGCCGGCAGCCGCTTGTATCGGGCACGTCCGGCATGACGCAGGCAACGGCTCTGCTGGCAGCGCAGAAGGCATCCAGCTCGGCGCAGGCGTGGGCCGGGCTGCTGAAGGATGCGCTGGAGCAGGCGTTCGTTTACACCGCGCGATGGCTGTCTTTGCCCGAACCGGAAGTGTTCGTGCATACGGATTTCGCTATCGAGCTGGGCGCGGATCAGGCGCCTAACGTCTTGCTGTCGCTTCGCACGCAACGTGCGATCAGCGAGGAAACGCTGTGGGCCGAGATGAAGCGCCGCGGCTTGCTTTCCCCAGAGTTCGACCCGGAGCAGGAGCGAGAACGGTTGCTGACGGAGCTTCCTGCGGATGACGTTGGCGAAGAAACGGCGGCTCTTGGTGCATGACCGTCGCGCTTGTGCTGGGCGGCGCTGCGTGCGTCTGGGATGACGTTCGTGCGTTTGAGGCATTCGGCATCGCGCCTGCCGTCGTGGTGGCGTGCAATGACGTGCTGGTGTCGTGGCAGGGTCCGCTGACGGCGGCCTGTTCGCTGCACCCGGACAAGCTGGACGGCTGGCTGCGGAAGCGGGCGAAGGCAGGATTGCCGGCGCCGGAATACGCCTTCGCCGATGCGATGAAGGCCGATGCGTGGGGCTTCGATTCCACGCCGTACAAGTTCGTCGGTCAAAGCGGCACGGGATCAAGCGGGCTGTTCGCGCTGAAGGTTGCACTAGAGGACCTAGGGGCGACGCGCGCAGTGCTGTGCGGCATCCCGATGGATGCGCAGGCGCACTTCTACGGCGGCGGGCCGTGGAACGGGAATAGGACACACCGCGCCGGCTGGCAGCAGGCATTGCCTGCCATCAATGGCCGCGCGCGAAGCATGTCCGGATGGACAAGAGAGATTCTCGGGGAGCCGTCCCCGGAATGGCTGCGGGCAGCAGTCTGAAACATCGGCAACCTTCGCGGCAGGGACTGTCGCACAAACACCGGGATGGTAGAAACATGGCACTCAAGGCAATCGTTGAATCTTTGGACTCGCTGCCGGAAGGCATCCGCGAGCATTACGTCGAGAAGGACGGAAAGTTCTTGCTGAGCGTGGAATCCGTTGGCGGATTCGCTCTGGAAGATATCACCGGCCTGAAAACTGCACTTGGAAAAGAGCGAGGTGCACGCGAGGCGCTGGAAAAGGCGTCCACAAAGTGGAAGGACCTTGACCCTGACAAGGCGCGCGAGGCGCTTGCGAAGCTGGAAGAACTGGCTGACATCGACCCGAAGAAAGAGGCGGACAAGATCGCAGCGGCGAAAGTTGACGCTATCCGTTCGCAGCTGGTTGAAGGCCACACGAAAGAGTTGAAGGCGCGTGATGCGGTTATTGCCAATCACCGCAGCCAGATCGAACGGCTCTTGATTGATGCGGAAGCCACGTCTGCGCTTGCTGAGGCGAAGGGGTCTGTTGACCTGCTGCTTCCGCACATCCGCAACGCTGCGCGCGTGGTTGAGCGCGAAGACGGAACGTTCGGCGTGGAGATCGCAAGCAAGGATGGCGGCCCGCGTGTTAACGGGTCTGGACAGAACATGACGATCAAGGAGCTGGTGCAGGAAATGCGGCAGTCAGAAGTGTTTGGCAGGGCGTTCGATGCGTCCGGCAATTCCGGCAGTGGTTCGCAGCCAAGCAACGGCGTTACACGCCCCACGCACGGGAAGATTGGAGGAACGCGGGAGGAGCGAGAGGCTTATTTCGCGGCAAAACTCAAACAATCCGGGCTGTAACCAGGAAAACGATTTGCGTCGGTTCGGGATGAACCGTAGCACCCACGGCGGGATGCCGATTCATCCCCAAACCAAAGCAAAGGAGCAACACCATGGCACTCAGTCATATGCAGGTATTCAACCAGTACTTCATGCCGGCGATCATCGAAACGCTGGACCAGCGCGTCGATGCGTTCAACCAAGCATCCAACGGAGCGATCCGTCTGACCACGCAGGGTTTCGACGGCGACTTCCTTCAGGAATCGTTCTTCGCGTCGGTTCATGCTGCCCAGCGTCGCGTAGACCGCTATGCGTCTAATACGGCGGCTTCGCCGACGAACCTGACGCAGCGGAAGCACAGCTCGGTCAAGGTCGCTGGCGGCTTCGGCCCCATCGTGTACGAGCCGTCGCAGCTGACGTGGCTGCAAAGGCCGACCGCGCAGGGTATCGAGGTTGTGTCCCGTAACTTTGCGGAAGCGATCCTCGCCGACCAGCTCAATACCGCAATTGCGGCGTTGGTGGCTGCAATCGAGAACCAGCCGGACGCCACGAACGACGTGTCAGCGACATCTGCACTTAGCTACGCGGCGCTGAACGGTGCCCATGCGAAGTTCGGCGACCACAGCGGAAACCTTATTGCGCAGGTGATGAACGGAGCGGCATACCATGCTCTTGTCGCGTCCAACCTGACGAACACGGCGCAGCTGTTCCAGGCGCAGAACGTCCGAGTTGTGGACATTCTCGGCAAGTCGGTTGTCGTGACCGATGCGCCGGCCCTGTATGTCGCCAACAGCGGCACGGTGGACGACATCAAGGTGCTGTCACTGACCGAAGGTGCGGCGATTGTGCATGACGGTGGCGACATCGTGACGAACATCGAAACGACCAACGGAAACCAGCGCATCGAAACCTCTATCCAGATGGACTACTCGTTCGGCCTCGGCCTGCGCGGGTACGCATGGGACGAGGGCAACGGTGGCAAGTCGCCAACGGACGCTGATATCGCTACCGGCGCTTACTGGGATCGGGTGGCGTCCAGCGTCAAACACACGGCGGGCGTGATTACCGTCGCGCAGTACCCGGCCTAATCCGATGAAAGAACGTGTCGTTTGGTACGAGCCGCATCCGATCACGCAAGAGCGCAAGCGCGAGCTGGTTGGGCGCGGATACAAGATCATCGACGCACGGTTTGCCCCGCCGGGATGGCGGGGCGAATCGGACGGCACGGCGGAAGCTGCCACTGATCCGGTGGCGAAGCACGATGACGGCTACCCGTCGTGCGACAAACTGCGGGCGGTGATCCGGTCGAAGACTGGGAAGGCGCCGCACTGGAAGGCGTCGCGCGAGAAGCTGATCGAACAGTACGAGGCACTGATTAATGCCCCTGATCGTTGAAGATGGAACCGGCCTTCCAGGCGCCGACAGCTATGTGTCCGTGACCGACTGCGAGGCGTATGCAACGGCGCGCGGGATGGCGTTTTCTGCGTCACCGGCAGACGATGCGGAAGCGGCGTTGCGGCGTGCAACGGCATGGGTCGATGGATCGTTCCGTGTGCGCTTCCCTGGCCGGCGTCGAAATGGTCGTGGTCAGGCGCTTGAATGGCCGCGCATAGGGGCCGAGGATCAGGAAGGAAACGCTATCGCTGACAACGAGATTCCGGTCGAGATTGTACAGGCCACATGCGAGGCGGCAATCCGCGAGCTGGCTACGCCGGGTGCGCTGTCGCCGGATGTGGTGATGGCGCAGACACTCAAATCTGCGTCGGTGGATGGCGCTGTGTCAGTGACGTATGCTGGTGGTGGAGGTGTGGACGGCCAGCGACCGATCGCTACGGTGATTGACGACATCCTATCAAGCCTGATCGGCTCCCGTGCCAAGTCGGGCGCGGCAGTGTTCGGGCAGGCGGCACGGGCATGAATGACCAGGCAAAGCAAGGCATGAACATCGTACGCGCTGTGCTGGTGTCGGTGTTCTACGCCGGGGCAGCTCTTGGCGCCGCTGTAGGCGCGCTGGCAGTGATGGTGCTGCGATGACGTTCTATCGTGGGATGCGCGGCGTTGCCGATTCTCTGCTAGGGCCGAAGTCGCCGTTTGCACAGGGCGCTATGGTGCTGCGCCGGGTCATCCCCGGAAGCGGCCCGCCGTACAACCCCGGCCCATCCACCACGGTTGACTATCCGATCAGCGGCACGGTTCGTGGTGTGACAGAAGAGCACATCGACGGCACGTTTGTTCGGGTGGGCGACAAGGTGGTAACGATTGCCGTCCCCGATGTCGAGCCGAACACCGCCGACAAGGTTGTGATTGACGGTGTGGTGCACCAGATCGGCAAGATCGACCGCAAACCTGCTGCCGGCGAGCCGGTGGCGTTTCTCCTTTTCGTGAGGGTGTGACCCATGATGATTCGTAACGCATCCCGGCAGCCGCTGCCGGTTGGCGACCGGCTTATTCAGCCTGGCCAGACGGTGCAGGTGCCAGACGATGCCTGCAGGGATCGGTTCGTGGCGGCATGGATTGATGCCGGCGCGCTTCGTGCCGAGCTTGATCCGCCTGCGCCCGAGCCGGTGCAGGAGGGTGACCCCGAGCCGGTGAAGGCATGGAAGAAGCGATACGGGAAGGCCAAGCCAGATCAGGAGGTCGACGGCATCCCAGTATCCGCTGACGAATAATGAGCGCATCGCAGCGCGACGTTGAGAAACTGCTTGAGTCGCATGGAAAGACCATCGCGCAGGCGTTTATAGATGCGATCTATGCGGTGCTTGGTGCAGCCGCGGTTGGCACGTTGGTCGAGATGATCGAAGCGGGCAGGTCAGCGCGTGACATCATGATTGCGCTGCGTATTGATGCGGCCGCACTTTCCCCGCTGGTGGAGGCGATCAGGTCAACCCTTCGCGTTGGTGGCGAGTTTGAGTCACGATTCATCCGCCGGCCTGGTACGGCTGTGCGCGTGGTGTTTGACATGCGGCACCCGCTGGCGGAGCAGTGGATTCAGCGGCACTCATCCACGCTGGTGACGAACATTTTAGCGGACCAGGAGCAGGCCATTCGGACGGTGTTGCAGGCTGGCATTGAAGCTGGCCGTGGTCCGCGCTCTGTTGCGCTGGACGTTGTAGGGCGGGTGGATCGCAGCACAGGGCGCAGGACGGGCGGCATTGTCGGCTTGACCGATCCGCAGGCGCAGTACGTGGTGAACGCCCGCAGTGAGTTGCTGGACCTGTCGCCGGAATACTTCACCCGCGCACGCCGGGATCGGCGCTTTGATGGCATCGTGCGACGTGCGATCCGCGACGGAAAGCCGCTTAGCACGGCGGACGTGGATCGGATCGTCGGGCGATACAGCGACCGGCTTCTGAATCTGCGCGGGGAGATGATCGGGCGGACGGAAGCGCTGCAATCGCTGAACGCTGGGCGGTTCCAAAGCTACCAGCAGGCCATCGAACGCGGGGACATCCTCGCCGAAAACGTGACAAAGCAATGGAAGTCGCTGAGCGATACCCGCGTGCGTGAGACGCATGCCGCCATGCACAATCAAACTGTGGGATATGACGCGGTGTTCACGTCGCCGGCTGGTGCGGTGATGTTGCACCCTGGCGATACGTCTATGGGTGCTGGTGCCAGCGAGATCATTCAATGCCGCTGCCACGTCAACTATCGCGTGCGGTGGGGCCGTGAGGAAATGCGGGATTTGCCGCAGTAACTTGGTAAAATAAGCGAGCCGCCGGGTGCTACCAACACCGCGACGGCTCTAACCAATCCAACCTGTCTAGGAGGCTGAAATGGCTGCGCATATCGTATGTTCGATTGATGGCTGCGGCAAGAAGCATGCAGCTCGTGGGCTGTGCCTTCCGCACTACCAAAAAGCGTGGGCAAGCGGCAATATGCCGCCGCTCGTGGGGCGTGAACACTTGAAGAGCCACCGGATTTGCGGCGTCGAAGGATGCGGAAAGCGTGTTCATGCGCACGGATACTGCGGGAAGCATGCGGCCAAGTTCAAGGCGTATGGCGATCCAACGGCAGGTCGAGACGGGCCAAGTCCGGGTGAGCCGCTGAGGTGGATTCAGGAAAACACGTCATACCAAGGTGATGATTGCCTTGTGTGGCCGTATGAGAAGGGAAGGTACGGATACGGCACGGTGAGGCACCTTGGCAAGAAGCGTGTCGCTTCGCGCGTGATGTGCGAGTTTGCGCATGGCATGCCGCCAGATGAAAGGATGGAGGCTGCGCACAGTTGCGGCAATGGGCACCTTGCTTGCATGAATCCGCGACATCTCCGATGGGCAACTAAGGAAGAGAATTGCGCAGACGTGAAGAAGCACGGGCGTCATGTTCGTGCGAATGAGCGTCGGTCATCGGCAACCGCTCGCAAGAGCAATGCGTTGACGGTGGACGATGTGCGGGCAATACGGGCTCTGGTAAAGACGATGATGGCCAAGGATGTTGCTGCGATGTTTGGCATTGGCGAAACAACCGTCAGCAAGATCAAAACTGGCAAACGATGGGGTTGTGTGGAATGAGCAAGGCATTTCAGGCAGCCGTTGGCGCATGGGTAAAGAAGTCCGAAGGCCGGCTACGCGCGGTGATACGCACGGCAACTGAAAACCTGCTCGAAGAGGCCAACACCATCGGCCCGAGCGTTGCGAATCCGACTGGAGGCGAAGGCGGGAAGATGCCGGCAGACACCGGATTCCTCGCTGCATCACTAACCCTTGCCATAGGTTCCATGCCGACTGGGCCGGCGCGGGGCGACCCGAACGGAAAGTATGCGTGGAACAACGACGTGAGCTTGAAGCTTATCGGTGTTCAGGTGGGGAGCACCATCTATGCGGGATGGTCGGCCAACTATGCGATCAAGATGGAGCACCGCTACGGATTCATGCGAAGTGCCGCTCAGAACTGGCAGAAACACGTTTCCGATGCGGTGCGCGAAGTGAAGGCAGATATGCGATGAGCAACGAATCAATCCTGTCTGCCTTCTTGGCTCGCATGGCGACCTTCGCTGGCACGTTGTCGCCGGAGTTGCCTGTGGCGTGGCCGAACGTGCATTTCACCCCGCCGGATACCGGCATGTGGCTGGAAGTGCGATGGTTTCCGAACGAGACATTCAACTACGGCATCGGCAATGACGGTCCTTCGCAGTTGCGCGGGTTCTTCCAGGTTGCGTGCTGCGACCGTGCTGGTGGCGGTGCGCTTGCCGTGACCGCGCTGGCGGATGAGGTTATTGCCGGGTTCGGCAAGGGAACGGTGCTGGGTCCGGTGCGCGTGGAGCGGCAGCCGTGGGCATCGTCAGCATTGGATGCGGATGATCGGACTGTGGTGCCTGTGACGATACGCTATCAAGGGCTGGTGACAGGATGACCGAGTACCCGTTGATCGTGAGTTTCTTCACGCCGGATTGGCAGTACGCACAGCACGCAGACCGCCTGCGCGCGGAGTGCATGGCGCTGGGGCTGGACAGCTATATCGAGCGCCGGCCATCAGCAGGCGGGTATCTGGAGAACTGCTGCCAGAAGCCGACCTTCCTCCTTGAGTGCTTGGAGCGTTTTCGGCGCCCGGTGCTGTGGATCGACGTTGACGGCAGCATCTTGCGCACGCCGGATTTCTTCACGGAACCGGGCTGGGATTTCCAGGCAAGGCGGATGCCAGCCACGCGCCCGCGTACATGGCACGTTGGCACGATGTATTGGGCGCCGACCGATGCCGCGCTGGCGTTCGTGCGAGAATGGATCGCGCGCACCGGAGACATGAGCGACGAATCATCGCTGGAACAGACATGGTGTGAGTTCGGCGACTTGCTGAAGGCTCGTGACATCCCTTCGACGTATTTCGAGATTCCAACCCGAACCCGGCCAATGACAGCCGAGTGCGTCATATTCCACCGACTGAGTGATAGCCCGAGCAAGAGACAGCAGTCTGCAAGATTCAACGCCCGCGAGGCGGAGGAAGCCAGTGCCCGCTTTGGTTGACATCCCAGACAACTGGCAGCATGACGACGTTTGTCAGGCCATAAAGCTGTGCCGACATTTCGGCCTTGCGATTGACTGCGGCGCGCATCGCGGCGTGGTGACACGGTATTTGGCGACACGCTTTGCCCGCGTGGTGGCAATTGAGCCGGGGCCGCTGGCGGATCAGATCGAAGGCGCTGAGGTGATCCGTGCCGGAGTCGGTGACAAGCCTGGCCGCTGCGGCATGGCGGACGGGAAGCACAACACCGGGCAGCGCCATTGCGTGCCGGGCGATGAGATCGACATCATCACACTGGATTCGCTTGGCCTTGCGCCGGACTTCATCAAGCTGGACGTGGAAGGCATGGAATACCATGCGCTGATAGGCGCCGAGCAGACGGTCAGAACGCATCGCCCGGTCATCATGCTGGAGGAGAACGGCCTGAACCAGCGTTACGGCATCGAGGACAACGCCTGTAAACGGTTGATGGAATCATGGGGCGCGCGTTTGGTGATGACTCTGCGCAGCAACCCTCCAGACACCGACCAGGTGTTCGCATGGGATTGAAGCAAATCATCGATGAGGCGTTCGCCGACCGGCCCGATCCGTTCGCGTTCGCCAATCTGGTGTTGCATATTGAGGCACCAAAGTACGGGATCGAATACCCGCAGCGCATCACGCCAGAAACTGCATTCCGCGTGGAGACATGGGGGCAGCAGAAGGTCATGGATGCCATCGTCGCAGTGGCGCAAGTGTCTGCCTTGCAGGCCAATGATGGCGTGCCGCCACGCCGGTTCGGTGGCCGGCTGATCTATGCGGACATTGGCGCGGATCGGCTGGCACTGGTGGATGGCCGACATCGGTCATGGATGGCGACAGGGCCGCATGAAGTCGTGGTGTTGGAGATGACATGAAGGCAGACCATTACTACGGCAAGATCGTGGATGACTATGACGCGACCCGGATGCGCAATCCGGTCTGGGAGCGCGAACAGGCGGCAGTGGCCGCGATGGTGACGCGCGGGCCGGTGCTGGATTGTCCGGTAGGCACCGGCCGGTTCCTTGGCATATATGCGGGCAAGGGGCTGGATTGCGTGGGTGTGGATGCGTCGAATGAGATGCTGGCGGCTGCAAAGGGCAAGCACCCTGATGCAGACCTGCGGCAGGGGTCGATTCTGTCGCTGCCGTTTGCCGACAAGGCGTTCGGGACTGTGGTGTGTAGCCGGATGCTAAATTGGTTCGAGCCGGGGGACATGGCGCAGGCGATGGCGGAGATTCGCCGGTTGGCGCGTGACATCGTGGTGTCCATCCGCATCGGCACGCCTGGCACGGCGCACGGCAACCGCACGCACAGCGCGGCGGACTTTGCGGCGGCGTGTGAGGGGCTGGAGATTGTCGACAAGCGCGTGATTGCAACGGACGGCGGTGAGTTCGCCATGTACAAGCTGACATGACGGCCATCGTTTGCGTGCTGCGATCAGGCGGCGACTTCCGGCCCGAGCATGTGCAACGGCTGGCAAAGCAGGTTCCCGGAATCGTCTGTCTGTCCGATGTGCCGGTGGATGGCGTGCCGTGTGCGCCACTGGCGCATGGCTGGCCGGGCTGGTGGTCGAAAATGGAAGCATTCGGACCGGCACTGGAAGGCGACGTGCTGCTGATGGACTTGGACACGCTTGTTATCCGCATGCCGGAATTGCCGCGCGTGACCACGGTGCTGAGCGACTTTTACCGCCCGCACCTGATGGGTTCGGGCCTGATGTACCTGACCGCAGCAGATCGGGCGCGGTGCTGGGAAGCGTGGATGCGTGACCCTGCCGCCCACATGCGCCGATGCGTGACGCGCGAAGCGTGGGGCGATCAGGGGTTCATGCATCCGCTGATCGGCCACAGCGCGCGATGGGGCGACAACGTGGTGAGCTGGAAGGTGCATTGCAAGCAAGGGATACCCGAGCGCGCGGACATTGTGTGCTTCCACGGAAAGCCCAGACCATGGGACATCGGGCTATAGGCCAGCACGGCAACTGAACATCACAGGCTCGCTTCGGCGGGCCTTTTTCATTTCCGGGCGACCGGGAAACACCGCCGGCCTCGTGCCGGTTTTTTCTTGACCTCGCGAGGGTAAAACAATGGCAGCAGAAGCCTTTTCTCATAGCGGTAACAAACTTTCGATTTGCGTCACTCCACAGAACTCCGACCTTGATGCGTCCGGGTTCGCCGCACTGACCTACGTCCAGATCAGCGGCGTAGGCAGCGTTGGCGAGTACGGCATCACGACCAACGCGCTGACCTACGACACCTGGGATTCGCTCGTGGCGCAGAAGGCCAAGGGCATCACCAACGCAGGCGATCCGCCGGTTGAAGTGGCGCGCAGCGCTACCGATCCGGGCCAGATCGCATTGCGTGCGGCTGGCCTGCCGAACGTGTTCGACAACTATGCGTTCAAGGTCGAGCGTCAGGACGGCACGATCGAGTACCTGCGCGGATTGGTAGCCGGCCCGACCCGCCCGAACGGCCGCAACGAGGATTTCGACCTCGAGACCTACACCCTGATGCTGAATCAGGTTCCGTTGACGGTGAATCCGCCGGTCAGTTCTTAACACGCACAAGCCGCCTTAGGGCGGTTTTTTGTGCATGAACACCCGGTCTAGCGCACGCGAAAAGGCGGTCTGTCTCCCCGCCCTGGCCGGGTTATTTTTGGAGACGTTATCGTTTGGAGACATGAATCATGGCTGATATTTCCACCATCGTTGCGAGCAATGCCGCTGTCGAGATCAAGCATCCGGCCACAGGCATGCCGATTGGCTTGACCATCCACCTGCTGCCTGACACCAGCGAAGAACTGCGCGCATTGCAGCGCAAGTGGCAGAACGAGGCGCTCAAAACTCGTGGCCGCAACCTTGACGCAGACAAGCTCGAAGCCCGCACGTTGGAGCGGCTGGTTGCAGCCACCGCATCCTGGCAGTTCGGGGCAGATGAAAACGGCGAGCCGTGCACGTTCGGCGGGGAAACGCCCGAATGCACTGCGTTCAACGCGCGCAAGCTGTACAAGGAACTCCCGTGGCTGCGCAATCAGGTGGCCGATGCGCTGAGCGACGAGGCGGAGTTTTTTCGCTGACCTGACAGAGCGGCTTTGCGAGTGCATCCGCTACAGCGTCCGATACAAGACCCCGGATGAGAAAGGGGAAACCCGAGCCGAGCGAAACGCCCGGTTCGGGCAATCGGACAAGACGCCGGATGAGCCAGCATTACCGGAGTGTGCCGAACACGTCTGGCAGTGGTTCGCGGAACTTTCCGCACAGCGGGGCAGTGGCGGCATGGGCGGTATCGAGCCGATTGGCTGGTCGAACATCAAGGCGTGGTCGGAGCTGACCGGCACGGTTACGCGGCCCGAAGAAGTACGGATGCTGATGGCGATGGACGCGGCGTTTCGATCTGCTGCTGGTGCTGAGCGTGCAGACGCTGCGGCGCGCAACAAGCCGGATAAGCCGGCAAAGCCTAGAACCTGGAGCTGACGGGGAATGCGGCCGGCAGGGCCGCCTTCTCCACTCGTCCAGTTCCTTCATTTTTGATCCTGAGGTGACGTGTGGATATTGCACAGCTTGGCTTTGAAGTCGATACCAAGCAGCTTGAAAAAGCCGTTGGCCTTTTGGAGCGATTGGAAAGGGGCGGCTCCGGCAACGGGATCGTCAAAATACAGCAGGACATCGAGAAGATGAATCGCTCGATCCAGTCTGCTATGGGGTTCGTTCGAGGATTCATCGGCGCGCTGGCATCGATCCAGACGGTTCGTGGTCTTGCGAACATGGCCGACACATGGTCTGACCTGACCTCGCGCGTACAACTCGCCATCGGCCCGCACCAGAGTGCGGCAGTGGTAATGAATCGCCTGTCTGTAATCGCGCGGCAGACCTACAGCAGCCTGGAGCTGACCGCAGAAACCTTCACCCGCAATGCCACAACGCTGAACGCGCTCAATAAGTCCACACAGCAGCAATTGGACTACGCGCAGGCGCTGAACAACGCGCTTGTCGTCAGTGGCGCGAAGGGGCAGCAAGCAGAGCTGGTCCAGAACGCTTTGGCGCGATCCATGGCTGAGGGGGCCGCGAAAGGTGATGACCTGAATCTCGTGCTGAACTACGGCTCGCGCGTTGCGGAACTGCTAGCTAAGGAGTTGGGCACCAACGTCACAGGTCTGCGTGCAATGGCGCGAGAGGGGAAGATCACCGGCGACGTGATCTTCAACTCGCTGGTAAAGAACATGGAGAAGGTGACGGAAGAAGCCGAGTCCATGCCGGCCACCATAGGTGACGCCTTCACCTTGTTGCGCAACTCGATTCTGAAATCAGTCGGTGTGTTCGATCAGCAGAACAAGTTGAGCGAGGAGTTCGCAGGAAAGCTGATCTACATCGCCGATCACATGGACGAGGTTATCCGTGCGGCGGTGACGCTGGCTAAGGTGCTGGCGACGATCTATGCCGCAAAATTGCTAACAAGCGCTGCGGCGTTCACGGCTGAGATTGTGCGCCAGAACATCGCGGCGCGTGCTGCCGCATCCGCCGCGCGAGACATGGGCATTGCGAACGACGGCGCGTTCAAGCAGTCGATCAAGAGCGTTGGGAAACTCGGGGCTGCGCTGAACATTGTCGGTGCTGCGGTGGCCGGGTGGCAGATCGGCACGTACCTGCGCAACGAGTTCCGCATCGTTGCCGACGCCGGCGATTACTTGGTCTACGGTATCGCGCAAAGCTGGGAGAAGCTCAAGCAGGTTACGAAGATCGCGTGGGAGGCGATCAAGTTTGCCGCTGTCGGCGCGATTGACCTGATTCTTGAATCGTTCGCCGGGATGTTGCGCGGCATG